TGGTCAGAGAGCGTCTAGAGTCTGGACAAGAGATGCCCTCTGATCTTTTTAACGTGTTCGCAGGAAACAGAACCAAAATAACGAGGAACAAATAAACATGAACCAAGTAGCAGAAAAAAAGACTGCAGGTCTTCCAGCCAATGTGTTTGAAGATGATGCAGCAAAAGGTTTGGGCGCAATAGGTCAAGAAGATCTAGCTCTGCCTTTTCTAAAAATCCTTGGACAACTATCTCCAGAGGTAAACAAGAGAGATGGTAAGTATGTCGAAGGTGCAGAACCAGGTATGATATATAATTCAGTATCTGGCGATCTGTATGACGGAGTAAAAGGTATCAATGTTATTCCATGTTTTTATAAGTTGGAGTACATTGAATGGAAAGATAGAGGAGAAGGACCAGGAGCACCAGTTGCAATCTATGATTCATCTTCTGATATCATGTCCAAAACAAAACCGGATGCAAACTACAAAGATAGATTACCAAATGGTAATTATATTGAGAAGACTGCATCTCACTTTGTTATAGTATCGGGAGATAGTCCATCAACAGCGTTGATTTCTATGAAGTCTACTCAATTAAAAATTAGTAGAAAATGGAACTCAATGATGTCTGGAATCAAGATGAAGG